GCTTTAAGCTGCACGTGAAGAGTCAGCAGGTGACATTCTAATCTGGTGAACTTCACCATGTTAAGAATCGTCGCCCTTGTTGTCGCTTCCATAGCGGCAATTTTCGTTGGTCCAGCTACAGTGAATGTGCTGGTCAGCAACTTTCCAATAGGAGATTATCGTGAAGACAATCCCGTTCGCTCAAATGCTATGCAAGCAGAAGGCGAAACTGCAGAAGACGGCGTACAGTAACTACTGTTCGTTAGTCTATTCATTGTGCGAGTCCTATAGTCACTTCCCTTACACTGCCACTATCTTTTCTTTATTGAAAAGTCGTGACGTGGAGGGGTTGCTTGACTTTGCTGATTCTTTGTCCGAACAGTTGTATCCGGATGCCACGCAACATTTCGTGGCGAATCAGTTCGCACTGCTAATTAAGAAGTACCCATTTCCCAAGGGATCACATAATTTTGATCCCGAAGCAAATGCGTACCGAAAATTTATTGTAGCTGAGCAGAGATGCAAGCGCTACAATCAAATTTTTCGTCTCCGCAGGTTTCGTTTGAAACCTGTTGGAGACCTTAATATATACGCTCATGCTCGAAGTACCATCGCCCGAATTTTAGGCGATGAACCCGATCTTTCGCGTATTTATAGCAAGTGCGATTTTGGACCCGGTGCCGCTATTGGAACCCACGGTAATGCCACCAGTAAAGGGAAGAAGTTAATCTCTAACTGGTCCGTGGCTCCAGGTGCGCTTTACTATGCCTATGCTGCTATCGTAGGGAATGCCCAAATGCGAGAGGTTTTGTTGCCTCAGCACAAGGGTTTCCTGTCCGGTAGTGCGCATGAGCGCGATGAAAAACTCGCGTTCATTCGGAAGGCACGCATTGTAAACCATAATAACATTTTGTTTGTACCGAAGACAACGAAGACCTCACGGTCTATCGCTGTCGAGCCATTGCTCAATACTTTTCTTCAGAAAGGTGTCGACGCCGAGATGCGCCTCAGATTGAAGCGCTTCGGTATAGATCTTTCTGATCAAAGTATTAACCAACGTCTTGCCCGTAAGGGCAGTATCGATGGTTCGCTGGCAACTATCGACCTATCCAGTGCTAGTGATTCTATTAGCATTGAACTGTGTCGCGAGTTGCTACCCCCTGCATGGTTCGAATTATTGAACTCTCTGCGATCGAC